CTGACACAGGTAGAATCTATCTTGTGTTCATTGACAATGTTATGAAGCAAGGACCTTTTGATCCCGAATATCATACCATCTATCAGAGTAACCTCTGTTGCGAAATCCTACTGCCCACCAAGCCATTTAAACGCTTGGATGATCCAAATGGTCGCATAGCTCTATGTACGTTAGGTAGTATCAACTGGGGAGCATTCCGCAACCCAGAAGATATGAAACGTGCTTGCAGAATTCTACAACGTAGTCTATGTAACATTCTTGACTATCAAGATTTCTTAAGCATACAAAGTAAACTAAGCAATGATGAGATCCAACCACTAGGTATCGGTGTAACTAACTTGGCATATTGGCATGCTAAACGTGGATATGAATATGGCACTATGGAAGCACTACAAGACGTTAAGACATGGATGGAACATCAGGCATTCTTCTTAACAGAAGCCACAGTTGAACTTGCTCGTGAACGTGGTGCATGTTTACACAGCGAACATACACGCTATGGTAAGGGCAAATTCCCTTGGGAGAATCGAGCTCGAGGTGTAAACAAACTTGCTGACTTTACTCCGTCACGTGAACTAGATTGGGAACAGTTAAGAAGTGATATGAGAAGTTATGGTGTGCGTAATGCTACATTGATGGCTATCGCTCCTGTAGAAAGTTCAAGTGTGGTGATTAACTCAACTAACGGTATTGAAATGCCGATGAGTTTAATCAGTGTTAAAGAAAGTAAGGCAGGCTCGTTTATACAAGTAGTACCGGAGTATAATAAATTAAAAAATAAATATCAATTGATGTGGGAACAAAAAGATTGCGACGCATATTTAAAAACTGCGGCAGTACTAGCAGCTTATGTAGATCAAAGTATTAGCACAAACACTTTTTATAATCCAGCACATTGGGCCGATCGTAAAGTCCCAAGCACATTGATTGCTAAAAACTTAATGCAGGCACATGCTTGGGGTATCAAGACATTCTACTATAGCCTGATCAACAAACAAGGTGCAAAAGCAGATGCAGAAATTGCACCAACATTAGCTGCACAACCAGATGAAATAGATGAAGATTGTGAGGCATGTAAATTATAATAGATATGAAACGTAATCCTATTTCTAGCCCCTGTATAGCTGTATGTGAGTTTGTTGATGAAGTCTGTACTGGTTGTTACCGCACACAAGATGAAGCCTACGAATGGTATGAGCTTACCGATGAGCAAAGAGATGTAGCTTGGGATAGATTTGTTACACAATGTAAAGAAAATGAAAAACAGGAAAAACACCAATGAGTAAAGAACAATATAATTTATCAACAAAAACAAATTATCTACAACGTAAGATGTTTCTGGATCCAGCTGGTCCTGTGACTATCCAACGCTTTGAAGAAGTAAAATATAACAAGATTGCTAACTTTGAAAACACAGCCAGGGGCTTCTTTTGGCAACCTGAAGAAGTCAGCCTAACTAAAGATTCACAAGATTTCAAAGATGCCAGCGACGCTGTTAAACATATCTTTACCAGTAATTTACTGCGCCAGACAGCTTTAGATAGCCTACAGGGCCGTGCGCCTAATCAGGTATTTGGACCAGTGGTGAGTCTGCCAGAACTAGAAGCACTTATCAGTAACTGGAGTTTCTTTGAAACTAATATACATAGCAAGAGCTATAGCCATATCATCCGTAACATTTATAATGTACCTAAAGATGTATTCAACACCATCCATGACACTGAAGAAATCGTAGGCATGGCTAGTAATATTGGCAACTATTATGATAAGTTACATATGATCAACTGTCGTAAAGAAATGGGCAATAAGATAGATGAGAGAGATCACATCAAAGCCATATGGCTTGCTCTACACGCAAGTTATGGTCTAGAAGCATTCCGATTCATGGTATCATTCGCTACAAGTTTAGCCATGGTTGAGAATAAGATCTTTATCGGTAATGGTAATATTATCAGCTTGATCTTACAAGACGAATTGCTGCATAAAGAGTGGACGGCTTTCTTGATCAATCAGGTGGTTAAAGAGGATCCACGTTTTGCAGACGTCAAAACAGAATGTGAAGCTGAGGTTTATCAGATGTATATTGACGTTATCAATGAAGAAAAAGCCTGGGCGGACTATTTGTTCAAGCTGGGACCAGTTATTGGACTCAACGCTGCTATCTTAAAAGAGTTTGTAGACTACACAGCCGTAGGTGCACTAAAAGAAATTGGTATCAAGTACAGTAATCCTGCACCTAAGACCACACCTATACCTTGGTTTAACAAGCACAGCGATACCAGCAAGAAACAAACAGCCTTACAAGAAAATGAAAGTACCAACTATGTCATTGGGGTCATGGGTGACAGCGTTGAGTATGATGACTTACCAGAGCTATAAGATGTTAACAGTATACAGTAAAAATTATTGTCCTTTTTGCGACAAGGCCAAGCATTTATTAAAAACAAAAAATATCGCATACACAGAAATTAAGATTGATGAAGATCAAGATGCACGTGAGTGGTTGATCGCTCAAGGACATCGCACAGCACCACAGATCTACAAGGGTGATGACCTATTTGTAGAAGGTGGATATCAAGGATTAGTAAAATTAAGTGATGAAGAATTATTCAATAAACTAGGGGATTCAAATGTTAGTAACAAATAAGTATGCAGAAGATGATATAGTGACTTTTAAGATCGTTAACGGTGACGAAATCGTTGCTAAAATCGTAGAAGAATCAGATGATGCATTTACAGTAACTAAACCATGTACAGTTATGCCTAGCCAACAGGGGCTTGGCCTGCTACAAAGTCTATTTACAAGTGACTTAAATAAGAGTATACGATTAGAAAAACGACATGTGATGATGCACGCACCTACTGTTAAAGATGTGCAGAATCATTATATTAAAACCACCACTGGCATTGAACCGGTATCGAAAGGTGGCATTATAACATAGGGTAAGAAAAGATGGCAGAAGACATTATAGCTAGTGCGAGGTCGATGACCACAGTTGCCGATGGGCAATATGTGGCTATTGGTGTACCTAAGGCAGCTATAACTCCTGCTACGCTAACTGCTATGGTTGGTATGGCAAAACCCGATGGAGCTGCTATAGATATCGCACCTAAAGTCACTGAAGCTATGTCAAAATTAGATCAGGTTCGATTTGGTAGCGACCCCGCACTTGCTGCTAATGCAAATGTAGCTTATAACGCCTTAACCACAATACAAGGTAAATTATTTAATAAAAATGATCAAGGTGGATTTGGTGCTATAGTAGGTAAAATCCAATCACATATCTCTAACAGCAATGACGTATTAAACTCTACAAATTTCCTTGGCAATAGTTCATACAGTGACTTTGGCAGTGGTATCACTGATATGTCTAGCATGGGCGATCGTGGGATGACTAATGTCTTTGGTAGTCTACCTGGAGCAGGTAAGGCAATGTCATCATTTGGGACTATGTTTAATGGTATTGATGTTAAACGATTTGGCACACCAAGTGGTCTAGTAGAAAGTCTGCAGAAGAATAAATTAGCCAATGCCACTGGTGTAAATCAAAAACTAACAGATGCAGGTGTAGATCTTAATGATATACATAATCCTGTGTATGCTGATAAAATTTCTAGCGTGTTAACTAATATAAAAGATCCAGCGGCGATTAATACCACAGCTGATCAATTTGGAATCAATAATCCATTTGCGGGATTACCAACCTATACTGGTACTGATAGTAGTTTATACAAAACTCCAGACTTTTTGACAGGTGGATCAGCTACTGCTCCTACAGCAACTACTATTCCTACCTCCGGTACATCTGCATTTGGTGCACCAACTACTACAGGATTTCCAACAGCATCAGGAACTTCAAGGCAAGGTGGATCTTTTGGGTCTGAGCAAATACAAGGTCAGACTGGTACTGGTATACAGGGATTAAAAGATTTAAGTGATTATACTAAAACTGCTAATCCAGCAGACACTGCCGGCTTCGCTGGTATGGATAGCCTTACTAGTAAATTTAAAGACATGGGTGCAGGGTCTGTAGTTGATGCCAGCAAAGCATCAAGTTTCTTCGGTAGCATACAAAAAGTACCTACTCCTTTAACCAATGCGGCAAATCCTACATTAAACAGTTTAATAACAGAACATACACCATTTATACAAAATTTAATAGGATCAAGCACAGTGCCATCTGCGCAAGATTTTTTAGGACCAGTTGCTGGATGCAGTGAGTTAGATGCCCTAGCTGATGGAGTGACAGATGACAAGGTCGCTGCACTTAATACTAAATTAGCCAGCACTAACACATTCCTTAGTGCTGCAGGCATTACCACAGCAACAGCACCAGCAACGCAAACACTCAGTGGTGTTATGGGCTTTGCTACTAAATTGCATACCTATGGTAAAGATGACAGCACGGGTGGGATTGGAACTATGCTTAAAAATATGGCCAATACTAGTACAAAATATGGTGAGGCAGTCAAGGCTAGCCTAGCTGAAGGCAAAAACAATGACCTATTATCAGCTAATGGTATAGGTCCTCTTAAAACGAATCCTTTCGAAGGTGTACCTGCGTATGCTGGTACTGACAGCAGCCTAGCGACCAACGCTGGAGCTAAAATGATGGGAGGAGGCGGTGATTCTACTCCACCTACACCAAGTCGAGGAACTGTAAGTGGATCTAGTACTCAAGGTGGATCATTTGGATCTGAACAGATACAAGGGCAAGTAGGAACAGGTACAGCAGGACTCAGAGGCACTCCTTTTGATGTAACAGGTGGAAGGTAGCCATGTATCTAAACCCTACTCTCGAATATAAACATATCAGTGAGTGGGCAGATCATCTTGTTGGCCGTAGGATAACTCCTCGCAATCTAGTCAAGACCCTAGGCAAACATCTCAACAAACATCATCCTGTACGTGTTAAATTATACAGTGGGGCCAAAGGCGAACTTGATCCAGGTGAATTTAGTATTGGTGCAGAATACGATCCTAGCTTAGATGAAATAAAGAAAAAACAATTCATCATTGATTTCATACTAAACTATCCTAAAACTATGCCTATGCTGTTCACCGAAGAACTAGCAGAAAAAATTACCATTGATCTAGTAGAAACATTAATACATGAGTATGAACATCAACGACAATATAGATCACGTAGATATCGCATGCATAGAAATATGTTTAGAAGCCATCATAAAGATCCCAAGGTCCGAGCTGATCAGGAATATCTAGGTGATCCAGATGAGATAGATGCGTATGCACAGAATATAGCGGCCAGACACTATCTTTTAAAATATAAGTTAAATATTACTAGTACCAGTAAAATTAACAGTCCAGATTTAAAACAGTACTACAAGGCATTTGGTAAAGACCACGAAATAACAAAATTACTACTTAAAAAAGTAAAAGAAAATATAAAATATTTCAAGGAAAACGACAATGGCAAAAACCACAGAAGAGTTCACAAACGACCCCAGCTTAAACGAAAACGATGATGTGTTGGGAGATATACAACCAGAGGATTATGTTTTTGTTGTTAGTTCAGAAGGCATATTGCGTGGCGTAAGTCTACCTGAAGCAGAGGTTGGAACCAGTGATAGAGTAGAAGAAATATTCAACTTCTTTGTCAATAGAGATGGTGGCTACCTAGCTAGCAGAACTCTTCATTAAACTACGCAATTCAAACATTGTAGCGACCACATCACCTTCGTGCAATATCGCCCGGCCGCCAGCGGCTCGCCATTCTTCTATGTTACTAGGACGATCATCAATTAGGACATCTCCTGGACGACAATGCTGACATTTCTCGTTGCTGTGTGGTCCAAACCATACAGGTATCTTAGGCCAACGTGCTTCAATCCATTTAATCTTATCCCAGAAAGCCCAAGGCACATCATTCTGTCTAGGGATAGCTGATAAAAATTTAACATCCATGCTGTTGTCTTTTGCTATGGCCTGTACTTCTGATACCAGTCTATGAGCATCGGGCATTTCACCCAGTTCAGAATACAGTCTAGGATTGGCTGATATCAATGCCCACCCTTCTTGATCATATCTGACCCCACCAGGTGTACGGAATCCCACTATAGGTTCAGCGTAACCATCAAAGTCTGCTACAACTCCATCCATGTCTAAAAATATTGTTGCCATTAAAACCACCTTAATTTAAAATATAAAGCATCCACTGGATCCTCAAATCTGAAAGCAAATCCTTCTTTACCCTTCCACCCGTGCAAATGATATCTGCCACCCGGTGCTGTTTCTAGCCAGTCGATGATCACAGGTGGCCTATGTCGATTGTTTTCTAACATGATATCCCAGGTTATAACTACTTCTTCCCATTCTGCCGGAGGTGGCCAATCATCAAGGCGTTCCATCAGTCTAACTCGTGCTTAATACGCCATACGGCGATGCGTGTCTTAGGACCTACGGTCCCTGTGGGTTCTATACCTTTTGACTTTTGAAATGCTCGGATCTTTTCCTTGGTGCTGAGATCAGGCATCTTTTCTCTGCATACCTTGCGATACTTACTAAATGTATTGATTAAATTACAATCACGACCGGTAATCGCATCTAGGGCATGATCAGTCAGGGTCTTACTCGTAGTACCATAGCTGACCACATCTGCGGCAGTTTTTACTTGATCAACTGTTTCAGCAGTGGCTACTACAGCGGCACCTGCGCCCATGTTGGTAGCTACCATGGTCACACAACCCTGTAACAACAAACACATGCATAATATTAATCTCATAGGTCAATATACTGTAGTTTAAAATTATCAGCACCAGGTTCACGCCCACTATAGCCGCGTGGGTTACACACCACACGTGTAGTACCAATTTCATAATCAAATGGCTCATGCGTGTGACCGTGTGTCCATAACTTAATCTGTGGACGATAAGCGATGAAGTCATCTAGGTCGCTGGCGAACGCACCATTCATGATCTTATCATGGGCATATTTAGGATGCACGCTTTTAAAGCTAGGACAGTGATGAGCAACGACCACGTAGTTTTTATCAGCATGTTCGCTGACCACATGATTGATATATTCTATTGACTTCTTATGTAACACAACCGTATCTTCAGGAGTCAGACGTGCTGGCTTGCCCCATTCATTGACAGTCCTAGCACCGTTATTGATGGTCCTAAAATCGCTCATCATTGCATCAACGTGATATAATGTAAGACTGTCTTCAGCATTCATGTCGGTCCATACAGTAGCACCGACGAAAGTATAGTCGCCAATGTCTACAGTTTCATTTTCTAATATGTATAAGTTATCATAAACTAATTCTTTCTTTAAGTGTGTTAAAGTTTGTTGTATATCATAGGCATAGTGTTCGTGATTACCTAGGACATATACGACCTTGGGGAAACGTTCACAGCATTCTTGGAAGAACTTTCTATAACGACCGTCATGGTGATGGACACCATTCAAATGTTTAGCCACAAGGATATCACCAGACAAGATCAATACATCGGCTGCCTCTGTGTTATGTAATTCTATCGCACCAAACTCTAAGTGTAGGTCACTACCCAATGCTATCCTCATGTGTATTTCAACTTAAATAAAAAGAATTTCTTTTCATCAACTATATCATGGTTAGGTAATATACCATCGTAGTCATAGTAGATACGGATACCATAGTGTTCAGTAAGCCAAAATTGGAAGTCAGCTTTATCTCCACCGGTGGCACCATATTCTAATTGTGCCTTGCGTAATAGTTCCCACCAACTTCCATCATCACCCACGATGGTGTTTATTCGT